AAAGAAGATAGAGGACAAGAGAAGGAAAAAGAAGAGGAAGAAGAGACTAAGTTAAGTAAGCAAAATGACCAAGACGAAGACGTGTTGAGTGCGTTAGAAGGTTCGGTTATGGATGAGGAGTTTGAAGAGTTAGAATCTAGGAAGTATTCAGAGGATAACGAAGACTTAAAGACTTGGGCGGATAGTATCGAATCTAAAAGAAAAAAGAGTCTCTTAGAGCGTCTCTCTAGCGTTGTTAAATCTAGACCTAGTGACTCGTCACAATTAGACAAGTCTATCTACAAGGTAAGATATAGATATGACGAGAAATATGCTAAAGAAACATCTAGAAAGTTTTGTAAGCAAATGATGTCTAGAACTAATAATGGTGTTGTATATAGATTAGAAGATATAGACAAAGCATCTAGAACATTAGATTTTAAAGGTGCAGAGTTACCAATGCATAAAGGAAAGAAATTTGATTTATTCAAGTTTAAGGGCGGTGTTAATTGCTCTCATTTTTGGAGTGAGGTACTATATAAAAGAAAAAAGAATAAAGATGGAAGCTATAAGGACGACAAGGCATTATCTTCAAATGAAGAAGTTAAGAAGATACCTAAGTCATATAAACCGACTCCGAGAGGCAGACAAAGAGCAGAAAAAGTAGAATCAGATAGAGCCGATAAAGGACATCACCCAAATTACGGTAAATAATGGAAGCGTTATTAGTTACAAGACAAGACATAGTTAAATATTCAAACCTAAACGGAAATATTGACTCTGATAAAATGCTAAACTTTGTGAAGTTGGCTCAAGATATACACCTAGAGAGAATACTAGGGAGTGATTTATTAAATAGAATTAAAGCGGATATAATCGCGGGTACATTAACGGACCCATATTTAACGCTTCTAACGACTTATATTAAGCCGATGTTAATACACTACGCCTTAGTCGAGATAATCCCTTTTAACGCTTATCAGATAGCTAACGGAGGCATATTTAAGCACAATTCCGAGAATTCTGATAGTGTATCTAAGAATGAAGTAGATTTCTTAATGGAGAAATACCGAAAAGTAGCAGAGCATTACTCTGATAGATTTCAAAAGTACATGTCTTTTCATGGTTCAACATTTCCCGAATGGAATAGTAACTCTAATGAGGACATTTACCCTACACAAGATACACCATTTAGCGGTTGGGTGCTATGAGTTACAAACCGAAAGAAAAGAACATTAAGAGTTTAAAAGCATATTTAAAGAAACAAAATGGCAGACAAGAAGATAAGCGCGTTAACCGCGAAAAGTAACGACCTAGATACTACGGATATATTCGCAATAGCAGAAGATGATGGTGCGGGTGGTTATGCTTCAAAAGGTATTACAGGTGAAGAGATAAAAGGTGCAATAACTAAGGTAGGAAAAAACACTCAGTCGGGTACTGCGTATACTTTAGTTTTAACGGATAGAGATAAACTCCTAGAGGTTAGTAATGCCTCTGCTATTACCCTAACTTTACCAACTAACGCTTCAGTAGCTTTTCCTATTGGTACTCAAATTCTAGTAGTTCAAAGCGGAGCGGGTCAATGTACTTTTACTGCCTCTGTAGGCGTTAATTTATACGCAGAAGATTCTAAGGTAAAAACTGTCGGTCAGTATGCTATGGCTACGCTAGTAAAGTGTGATACCGATTCTTGGTACTTAGGCGGTAATCTAGAACAAGTATAATATGTTTTTAGCTACACACGGTGTATTGAGAAGGTCAAGTGGTTTTGTGCCTCCTGTATTCGCAGATAACTATTCTTTCGAGTATGATGGGGTTTCGGATTATTTCACAGGGACAACTACTTATACAGAATTAAATGCGCAAAATAAAATGACATTAAGTCTATGGATGAAACCTATAAACGGTGCGCCTTTATATGAATACGTTGTAACAGTACCGAGAAATTCAACCGCAAATGAGCACGTTGTTTCCTTTCAACATTTTGAGAATAATTACTTGTCATTCTCTATTGATGGAAGAACTACACAATCAGTACAGGCAAATATTAGTTCAATAACATACGGCGCATGGAATCATGTTATGTGCGTCTTAGATACTACACTAAGCGGTAATGATAGAGCGAGGATTTATGTAAATGGTGTAGATGAAACCTACCAATTTAGTCTAGGAACACTTACTACATTGCAAAATGCAAGCGGTGGCTTAATGATAGCAGAAGAGCCACAAGGTGCTTACAATCCATATAAGGGACTGCTTAACGAAGTGGCAATATGGTCGGGCTCAGACCAAAGGGCAAAAGTCAGTGATATATATAATTCGGGAGTCCCCGCAGACCTTAATAATACGTCGGGTTTAACTGCACCGACTACTTGGATTCGTTCCGAAAATGGTTCGTGGGATGGTTCTAAATGGACTATAGACGATGAGAACACTTCTTATCAACTAGAATCTGTAAATATGACATTAGCTTCTAGAACTTCAGACGTACCAACTTAAAAATAAATAAAAATGAAATATATTATAATTGATTCAGAGGAACTAGAAACGCTAGACTTTAGCCAAGTACCACACCATACAAAAGAAACCGTTAGAAGGTCTCTAAATGGTCTTAAATGCGTTTTAAAGTATGATATTAAACCTAGCTTTGTAGATGATGATATGACAATCTACACAAAAGAGCAGATTTTAGACATCGTTGCGGGTTCTGAATGGACTAGCGAAATAGAGTTGTAATAAAAAACCCCTCCGATTATGAAGGGGTTTAAAACTAACACAATAAAAACACACTGTAAATATACGTAGGTTATTCCCTATTTTGACAACGTGTTAATAACTATATAAATATAGGTTTCAATTCGTGAGTACCTGACTCTTCCTTAAACGATTCTAAAACAAAACCTCTTCTACCTTTCTTGAAGTTATTCTGTACCCACATTGAACTAGGGGATAAAGCGGGATAATTGAAATAAAAGAAGTCATCAGTTGTACACATGTCGAATAACGCTTGGTGTGAATCTCCTTTCTTAAACACAATCTTATTAGCGTGTTTGTACACATCGTTTTGCTTTAAGTATTGGTCAATCTTCTCTACTCCTTTAGGGTCTAGATGTGGCTTAAAACCAAATTTCAAAGACGTATCATCTTTACCGTGTGTAATCACAAAGCAAGTATTATCCATGTAGTAATGGTTTATAAACTTGTTATAATTATTCACCTCAATGTATGGGTATTTAATATCACAAATATCCTTAAACGCTTTATTCACGAAATAGCCAAAAGACCCCGCGTGGTTATCGTTGCAGATATTATTAATCATTACGTTAGTGTAATAAGGTGCTAGACCGTCTATTAATCTCATCTTAAACTCTAAGGCAGTATCGAATGCTTCTTCGTTACTCATGTTCTGAGGTAATGCGTGACCGCCTCTAGTTGTTTGTTGGTTATAACCATCTAAGAAATCCCCTAGTTCGTCAATAATCAATGTACTAGACTTTTGATTGTCTATAGTAGCTTTAATCATCTTATCACAACTAGCTAGAGCGTGTATTCTATCCCAAGTCTCAGAGTACATAGCTTTGTTATCGGGGTTGGTATCCATACCAATGTGAACGTCTGTGTACGTCAATGTATCAAAGTCATTCTCAGTCTTAATAATAGGAACGTAAACGCTATCTACCTCTACAGGTTTAATATGCTTCTTAACTATCTCTTCTAGGTCGAAACTCATAACCTCTGATTCTGCTACTTCCTTGAATCTAATGTTGTAATATGGCGTGCCTGTATGAGATACTAGCTTGTATTCTTTTACATCGGCTCTAGGTAGTTGATAATGCTCACAATATTGGTCTATATCCATAACGAACCCTTCATCGTTCCAAGCGGACAAAATCAATGGTTTCTCATCGTTCTCTTCTATTCTAGATTTATAGGTTCTAGATGTTTTCTTTTTTAAATCATAAACCTTCTTTGCTTCGTCATCTGTACACATGTACCGCTTTGACTTGTTTAGGGTCTTACCCAATTCTTTAGCGACTTCGTCGCTCATTCTAACGTGTTTACTCATTTATTTGTTTTTATTTGTTTATAAAATATATGGATTTACCCTCTACTCCCTCTACTTTTAACAGTCCCATACCTTCTAACCTGTTAGCTATTCTTAACTCTCTATTATGTAGAAAAGTATTAAACATTTTTAAACTAGGGTTAGGGTTCTTTTTCTCGCTATCGTATTGAAAGTAAAAACCTGTATTGCATTCTAACATCTTATCTAGTAGGTTTCTTTGAGGTTGTGTTAAATTTTTCATTGTGTGTTTTTTGTTGTTGTTATCTGAGGTCAAATATACGGACTTATTCCAAACCCACAAGGGAAAAGTAAAAAAAAGTTGATTTATTTTCGTTACTAAGTAGAATTACTTAGATTTTAGATACATTAAAACACTTAGAACAACGCCTAAAACAATTAAAACTAGTGTCCAATTAATGCCCATAAACCCTCTAGGTCTAGACGCTTTAGCTTTCGCCTTCTCTACGACTCTAGTTAATCGGATAGTGTCTCTAATCGTCTTGTATTCGGTTCTAATCTCTAGGCGAGTCTTAGGTACATAAACGTTCTGATATTTAATAACGGTATCTTTTGAGGAAAAGAATCTCTCGTAGATTATGGTATCATTTTTAAT